AGTTCGTTAAGTTCGTTTAACGACTAGAAAGAAGGCCAGCTATGGCCGTCTATTCGGTCAAACAAAAATATTTAACCGATAATTACGCAGTAGTTGTACTTGTAACTAACGCTGACCCGTTAGAAGTAGGGCAAAGCGTAACTATCGCTGACGTCGACGCAACTTTTAACGGTACTTATACCGTCGCTGCGTTGCCCGAATATTATTTTACTGGCGTAGACGAACAAGGCTTCTTTATCTACGACATAGAAACCCCGATAGCTAACCAGGTTCTATATGCGAAAACGGCAGACAACGTAAACATAGTTGCGGCAACAGGCACACTAACTACGTCGCCTGTTTGCACTTGGATAACTGCAGGTCAAATAGAAGACTGGTTAGGTATCGGGACGGCTACGGCAGCCGATACAGCATTTTTAACACAATGCGCGGCAGCTGCTAACAATTTTTGTTACGCCAGAAGGCGCGAAGCAGGCTACAAAAACGAAAGTTTAACTACCGTGCCAAATGGGGCAGTTAGTTTAGGCACGATTATGTATGGTGGCGCGTTGTATCGTCAACGGGGCGGCGTACAAGATTTCGCGTCGTTTGACGGTTTAGGCACAGCTAATAGTTTTGGTTTGTCGCCAATGATTAAACAGCTGTTAGGCGTCGATAGGCCAGCGGTTGCGTAATGCCCCAAAACTTTACCGACCTGTTTAATACGTCGCTAACAAATTTAACTACGACACTTACAGCCGTTACAGGCTTACAGGTAGTGAACGACCCGCGAAACCTTGTCCCGCCTTGCGCTTTCATTGACGCGCCAAGCTTCGAAGCATTTAACGCCAACATTGTAAAAATGTCGTTTCCAGTACGGGTAATAACTTTAGGGCCAGGCAACCTGGACGCGCAGCGCAGCTTACTTAACCTTGCTTCGCTGGTGCTGGGTGCTAATGTGGGCGTTACGGACGGTAGGCCTACAGAAGCTTTAGTAGGCGGCGTGGCTTACCCTGCGTATGATTTGACTATAACAATGCAAGCCCAGACAGCGTAAGGATAAACAAATGACTAGCTATATGGTTACTTCGGACAGGTTCGCAGGTTTTAAACGCGGCGATACTGTTACTGACAAAGATTTAGAAGGCGTAGATGTCGAAGCGCTTTTAGAAGGCGGCCACCTATCCACGCAAAGCGCTAAAAAATCTGGTAAAACTAAAGATACAGATACAGACAAGGACTAACCAAATATGGCAACTTCAGTTTATTTAAGTTCACCCGCATTAACCATAAACAGCGTTGACTTAACAGACCAGGCGACTAGCGCCGTTTTGACGTTTAATTACGAGCAGCTCGAAACTACGAGCTTTGGCGACACGGCCCGCAAGTTTGGCGGTTCTGCTGTAACTTCGCTGCAAAACAACAGTTTCGAAGTAACGCTTTATCAAAGCTATGCAGCGTCAGAAACCGAAGCGACCATTTATAGTTTGGTTGGTATTCAGACAACTATTGAAGTTTCGCCAACGGCTGCGGGTCTTGCAACGCCTAGCGCTACTGCGCCAAAATATACGCTTACTGGCGCATACTTGGAAAGCCACACGCCAATTAACGCAAGTCTTGGCGAACTGTCGACCATTACGCTTACGTTTACTGGCGGCACACTAACTAAAGCCACTTCATAATGGCGCGGCTTTGGCCGCTGAGAATTAAAAAAACAAGCAACGCTAATAAGGCGCTGCCCTACGAAAGGCAAATATGCAATTAACACTAAAAGCCGTATTTAAAGACGGCAACAATTACGAAGTGCAAACTAACTTAATGACCATAGTTTTATGGGAAAGAAAATATAGGCGCAAAGCTTCAGACATAGCTAACGGCATAGGCGTAGAAGACTTAGCGTATATGTGCTACGAAGCTAGCCGCCTAAACGGAATAACCGTACCCAGTTCGCTAGACGCGTTTATTAACAGCCTTGTAAATATTGAAGTAATTGAACAGGCCGCTGATTTAAAAGCAGACCAGGCACAGTAAGTTATCTTATGGCTGAAGTGTTAGTAACTTGCCATTACTGGCCTAGCCATATCGAGTTTGGTATAAACGATTTGTATACCGTCGTAGAAATTTTAAACAAACAGAATAAAACTTATGTCTAGTCCGTTTACTTTAGAAATCGCCAACGTAAAAGAAACATTGGCCGAATTAAACAAATTCGACAAAGTTTATAGACGGGAAGTAACTAAACGTATTAAAAGCGCTGGCGCTGAAATTATTGTTACAGCCCGCCAACTGATAGGCGACGCGCCGCCTTTATCGGGTATGGTTCGCGGCAAACTTATTAAAGGCCGCGAAGTTTATTGGGATAACAAAACTGCTAAAGCTGGCCTAAAAATTAAGGTAGGTAGACGGGCCAGCAAAGGCGGCACGGTTCAATTTAAAGACCAATTCGACGCTGAGAATAACCCGCGTGAAAGCCATAGCGTAACTTTTAAAGCTAGGCCGTATCAACTTATGGTGGCCCAACAATTAGACGCGGCAGGCGCAATATATGACCACGCAGGCGCTAAAACCAAAAACACTAATTTCGTTAATAATTTAAATGTTGAAGTTGGAATACAACCACGCGCAATAGACCCAGCCGTAGAAAAAAATCGTAAAACCGTAGAATTTGCGGTAGTGCAAATAGTCGACGAAGTAGCAAAAGTTTTAAACAAAAATTTGAAGGCCCGCTATGGCAATTAACATACCGATAGTCAGTACGTTTGACCCTAAAGGCCTTAATGCAGCAGAAAAAGCTTTAGGCGGTTTAAGCGGTTCAGCTGGCAAAGTTGGCAAAATTCTTAAAGCTTCTGTAGTGCCAGGCCTTATAGCGGCTGCTGGTTCGGTTTTAGCTTTTACTAAAGGTTTAAACCCAGCTATTCAAGCTGCTAGCGATTTAGGCGAAAACACAAGCAAAATAGGCGTAATTTTTGGCGACGCTGGTAAAGCTGTAACCGATTTTGCTAAAACTGCTGCGCGTGAAATCGGGCAAAGTCAAAACCAGGTTTTAGCGGCTGCTGGCACGTTTGGCACGTTTGGTAAAGCGGCAGGTTTAGCAGGCGACCAGTTAGCGACGTTTACAACTGATTTTATTACGCTGTCTGCTGATTTAGCGTCGTTTAATAACTCGACGCCAGACGAAGCCATTAACGCTATTGGCGCGGCGTTACGCGGTGAAGCTGAACCGTTAAGGCGTTTTGGGGTTTTGTTAAACGACGCGACGTTAAAAGCCGCTGCTATGGAATTGGGCATATATAGCGGTAGCGGTGCTTTGACAGCACAACAAAAGATTTTAGCTGCACAAAAAGTAATCTATGAACAAACAGGCGACGCGCAAGGCGACTTCGCGCGAACTTCAGACGGTTTAGCTAACCAGCAACGTATTTTAAGCGCACAATTAGAAAACATAAAAATAAAAATAGGTGAAGCACTTTTACCAGCGTTTACAAAATTAGTTAAATATGTTAACGATTTTGTAGTACCAGCTTTAGACAAATTTATAACTTCGCTTACAGGCGGTAAAGGCGTTAGTGAAAGTATCGCGCAAGCTATTTCGGCTTTTGGCCCGTTTGGGCCTTCGATAGTTGCAGGTATGCGTCAAGCGGTAGGCGCTATGTTGCAGTTCGTACGGACGGCAGCGATTACTTATGAAAGTATTAAAGCGGTTACAACTGCTGCCAAGTTTTTTAAAGGTAATGTTGTCGGCGCATTAAAAGATTTTGCGTTAGTTGTAGGCGCAGCAGGCATAGCGCAAGTTACACGCAAATTAGAACAAGACAGTAACGAATTTTTTGACGGTTTACTTAATCGCGTTGAAGGCATTACAAGCGCTATAGCTAATCAAAACAAAGCAATTACAGACGCTGAAAGCCGTTACGAAGGTTGGGGTAAAAAAATTGCTGGCGTTACAACTGATTTAGACGATTTAGCAAGCGACGAAAACAAAAAAGGTAGCGGTAAAGGCGCAGTAAATAAAGTAACTGAAGCCGTTAAAAATGCTTCTGCTGCATTAAATAAAGAAATGGGCGACGCTTTAGACGCCGCTAAAGACCGACTTAAAAAAGCCCAAGACGCTTTTAATGATTTTGCTACTTCAGTTAGCGACGTCGTTAAAGGTGCTTTAGATTTTGGCGCAGCCTTCGAAGAAGGCGGCGAAGACGCAGGTTTAACGTTTTTTAGTGCGCTACAAAAACAAGCCGATAAAGCTAAAGAGTTTGCCGATTTAGTAGAACAGTTGTTAGCTACGGGCCTATCGCAAGAAGCGCTACAGCAGGTAATTGACGCGGGCATAGATAGCGGCGCAGCTATCGCCAAAGAACTTTTAAAGTCTGGTGAAAACGTTTTACGCGCTAACAAACTTGTAGATGAAACAAACAGAATAGCTGAACAAATAGGTATTTTGTCGGCTAACAAATTTTACGCCGCTGGCGTATCTAACGCCCAACAATACTTAGCGGGCGTTGAAGCGGCTATGGCTGTAGCGCAGGCAAGGTTAGGTAAAAAAGGTATAAACCTTGCTGACATTAAAGGCATTAGCAGCGGCTTTAATAACGCGATTAGCACAACGCCGACAATGACAGCGCCGACTATGCCCAGCGTTATACCCGTAGGCGCACCAACAGACAAAGGCCAACCGTCAGGCAACGTAACTATAAACGTAAATAGTCAGCTGGCTACTAAAGGCGAAGTAGGCGAAGCTATTAACGACGCTTTGCGGGCCTATAACCGTCTTAGCGGCCCGCTGCAATTGCAAATAGCGTAATGGCTGGCGTAGCGGTAGTCGGTTCGGGTAATTACGAACTGTTTATAGACACGGGTTTTATTCAAGACGGGTTTACACTCGACGACGCTACAGCAGGCGTTTTAAATAATACGCAATACGTTTTAGACGGTACTACTAATTTTGCACCAGTTTTAGACGGCTGCGTAAATGTACGCGTAAAACGTGGCCGCGAAGACATAGGCGACCAGTTCGGCGCTGGCACTATGTCTTTCACGCTTAGCGATACCAGCGGCATATTCAACCCTTTTGACCAGAACAGCCCATATTTCGACCCGTCCGAAGCGCAACCAGGTTTAGCCCCTATGCGTAAAGTCGAATTAGTGCGCTACGACAGCACCAACACAGTCGAATATCTTTTTAAAGGCTACATAGTCAACTACGATTATTCATTTGCTTTAGGCGGTATAGATACCGTAAGCGTTTTTTGTGCAGACGACTTCTATTTGTTAAGCCAAACATTTTTAGACGAATACAACCCAAGCGAAGAATTATCTAACGAACGTTTAGAAACGGTTTTAGATTTACCAGAAGTCAATTTCCCCGCGCTGGCTAGGGACATTTCGACAGGTACACAAACTTTAGGCGGGGCTTCTGCGTTTACCGTACCGCAAGGGACTAACGCTTTGTCGTATTGCAGCCAAATTAACGACGCTGAACAAGGCCGTTTATTTATGTCGCGGGACAACGTTTTAACGTTTCAACCGCGCATAGGTGCAACGCTTAGCAGCGCAGTAGCAAACTTTAACGACGACGGCACAAACATTAAATACAACGCTTTAGGCATAACTTTTGAAGCTGACCAGGTTATCAACCGTGCTGTAGTACAAATTTTAGGTAGTAACAGCCCGCAAACAGCAGAAGACTTAGCCAGCCAAGCAAAATATTTCATACAAACTACAAGCATTACTAACAGCCTTTTACACGACACAACAGCCGCCGCCGCTTTAGCCGATTATTTGTTAGACGGCGAACCCCAGGCCCGTTATACGTCTGTTGGTACGGCGTTTAATATGTTAACTACAGCCCAAAAAGACACACTAGCGACAGTCGATATAGGCGACACAATAACAATAGAAAAAACTTTTGTTAGTGGCGCAGGCACAACGCAGCTAGCGCAAGAATTAAGCGTAGAAGGCATTGAACACGTTTTAGACCTAAATTCAGGCCACAAAGTTTTATATTTCACTGCGCCTACAACTATTGTTTACCAACTAGTTTTAGACGACGCTATTTACGGGATACTAGACGCGTTAAACGCTTTAGGATAGACTGCGAACTATGGCTACGCCTTATCCTTATGTTTCTGGGACTGTATTAACTGCAGCACAATTAAACGACGGGCAAAATTTGCCTATTAACGACGTAACAGCAAACTACGTTTTAGTTAACAATGACCGTTATAGGCGCACAATAATGAACAATGCTGGCAGCACGACAATTACAGTAGACAATTCTGTGTTTGTGGCAGGCGATATTATTTGGTGCTACAACAAGGGCGCGGGTTCGACCGTCATTACTGCTGGGGCGGGCGTAACCATTAACACATCAGGCAGTTTAACTTTGGCGCAGTATGGGGGCGGCTATTTACTTGCTTTGTCGGCGTCTACTTTCACTTTTTTTAGCGGTGGGGGCGCTACTTACGGCGTAGGTTCGGGCGGTTCGAGCAGTTCAATTACGGTTGGCGGCATAAATTACACGCTTTTGACTTTTACAACTGACAGCACTTTGACAGTTACTAAGGCAGGTTTATTTGATGTGTTGTTAGTTGCAGGCGGTGGCGGTGGCGGTGGCGGTACATCTACTCGTGCAGGTGCTGGCGGCGGCGGTGGCGGTGTGCTTGGTTTTACAGCGGTCACAACACTTTATTTGAGTGCAAACCAATCTATAACAATTGGTGCTGGTGGTGCTGGTAGTTCAACCGACACGGTTGCAGGTAGTTACGGTTTGGGTTCAAGTATTGGTTCAGTAATTTCAGTCGCTGGTGGTGGCAGCGGTGACGGTAGTACCAGTCTTGACGCGCGTTATAACACAGGCGGAAGTACGGGTGGTCGTGCGGCTGGACGGACAAGTGTTAACGCGGTTATTGCTACAAGCATTCAAGGGAATACAGGTGGTTCATCTTCAGCAGTTCAAACTGGTGGTGGTGGCGGTGGCGCAGGCGCAAATGGCGGAGATGCTGTCAGTTTAGATGGCGGTGCTGGCGGTGCTGGTGTTGATATCAGTAGTTTTGTTGGTGGTCCAGCGTATGTGGCGGCAGCAGGTGCAGGCGGTGGCGGTCAAAACGCTGGCGGCGCTGCAGCAACTGGCGGTGTTGCAGGTAAATCAACTGGCGCAGGTAACAACGGCGTTAATTACGGT